TTGCCACGCCATTTAACTTTTCCTCCCCTCTCAAAATAAAGGTTTCCCGCATCGCACCTTGATTGAAATTGATATTCGCTTCCAATACAGTGGCTTCCTTTCCATTATAAAGAATCAGATCCCCAGGATCGACTTCAGGATATCCAAGGGTTTCCACTGTGTACTGTCTCCGCTTGGAAAGATAATCCGCCATCCAGTCCACTACGTTTTGCCTTGTAGAGTTATCAGAAGCGATGGGATTGCTGAATTCACACGCTTCCCCTAAATCACCAATTTTGGAATCATATGGCACGTTATAGGAGCTTACAAATGTATTAGCGTACCATTTAATTTCCGATGGGCTGTCAGTCCCCGTAATTTTAATAAAGGAGCAATACGCGTAATGTTCTTCTTCCACAATCGTAACATTTGGGTCGTCACACTCAAATCTTTGCAAATAATAAACATCACTGTTTTTTAATTCGGTAAGAATATTTGGTGCAACAGTTACGGTTTGAATTGGCTCGTTTGGTGTTCCTGACCAGACAGTACAACGAAGAGAATCATAAATCACTTTGCTGCATTTTTCTAAAAGTTCGCCTTTTGGATTTCCAATTACATCTTCAGGCGTTAATTCAAAATTCATTATATAATCTATCTTTGCCCTTAAAATACGTCCCCGTTGGTGCTTTGGATTTGAGGTGCAGAAGATATAAAGCCTGACAATACGGTCGAAATTTTCTGAAAAGCATAATTTCCCGTCTTTCCATGTTCCAGTTACATATTTTTGCATAACTGTTTCCAGACGTGTACTACCGGATTGGGGTGTTGTATCTCTTAGGGCTCTTATGTAAAATTCATTAATAGATGTGCTTTTCCCTAAGTCTAATTCCAAAGTTCCAAAAGTTATATTTCTGGTGAAATCCAGTTGAATTACAGGAGCGCTGGAAATTGGGCTCTCAGGATAATTTCCGTTTTCATTAGGAAATATATTTGAAACATATCCAGTATTTTGATAAGACGATGTTTCTGGTAAAAATACCATACTGCCGTCCAGAGAGAAAAAATCTTCCTCCCATGTGGCGTATTCCACAGGTTTACTGTCCTCAAAAACACCTCCCTGCATTACCTTTCCTGAAACATAATAAGAAAACGGAACCTGTGGCGCGCCAAACGTAAACACCCCCATTGTGGAGGGATCTATCTGTTCCCGATATCGGAAAATAACTCCGCCGTTTTCGTTTTGTTCCAACGAGGATCTCCCAAGATTGGCAATTAATTGTAAATTAGAGGCGTGAGAATCGTATTGTAAAGGAAGATATGTACTTGAACTTTGTAATCCCCAATCATCCGCCCAATAATCTGTGATTCCTGCATCAGAAAATACATCAATTGCTAAATTCCGAAGAGAATGCCCCTTTGAATCCATGAGCCCTTTTTTATAGGTTGTCGTGTTCAGCCTGCTGAAAATATCAGAACAGGAAAACGTGGCGTTGATGCCGTCGGTTTTCCAGCTTTGCAGCCAGTAAGTAGAGGGCAACAGCCATTCAATATTTCCCTGTCCGTCTACGTCATAGCCATACTGAACTGTAACCTTCTGCTCCTTCTGCAAAAATGTGATTACGCTAAACGAGGAGTCAATATCATATCTTCCGTTTTCATTAAATAGGGTAAAGTTTAAAGACTCTGCCGGAAGCTCAGTGCTCAGCGGGCTTGCAGCCCGGTTATGTGTAATGGAAATGATATCCTCGCCGGAGAAGGAATAGGCGATGCCAAACAGCATACTGTTCACCCGGATTCTGTTGTACGGCCTCGTCTTTGTAAATTCGATCCTAATCCGGTCTGCGTCCTCAATTCCAAGCTCCCCCTGATAGATTACATCGGTATTTCCAGTGATGGGCCAGGTGTTCTTAACAGCGCCGTTTTTGTAAGCCGTAACCGTAAAGTCAAGAGGTGCCGTTCCGGTTACCGTGTCAAATTGCAGCGTAACGCCGACCATGCTATGAGGAGTGGAAAAGGACACATCGATATATGGATTAGAAAGGAATATTCCCGCGCCGTTGGAAACAGTGCTGCTGATATACCCGGTATTATAGGGATTAGCACCGTTTAGAAACCTCTGCTTTCCGGTGAGCTGCCAAAAATTCTGCTCCCAGGAGGCGTATCCTTCCGTCACGCCGTTCACACCGGTTTTGATTCCGGATCTATCGGAAAAGAATACCCCGGGGGAAACCGTAAACGAAGCGTCGCTAAACGCGTACTGATCGAGAACGCCGAAGCTGATTTTCGCGTGCATTTGATTCCGGATTCCCTGTGTGCGGTGGAGCTGGATCGCTTTTTGGTATGCCGGGGATACATATTTCATCTACTCCACCGCCTTTAAACCTGAATCAAATTGGCGGTTACGTCCTTCCAAAAGGAGGGCCGCAACGTTTGCGGGTTTACCATATATGGGGTTCCGGAACGGTCGCCGACGTACATGGTCAAATAGGTGTATCCGTTGATTCTGGGATCAAATACTCGAAAGCGGTTCACGAATGAGCCGCCCTGAGACCGGTCAAAGAGCTTCAGAAAATTCATCATTTCCTGCGAAGACAGCATAGTGAATTTCATTTCAACTTTCAGCTTATCATTCCCAATCGGTTGTCCAATGAAATTGCCGTTTTGATTCCGCCCTCCATCTACTAAAGTAGATATTGAAATCTTTCCGCTTCCAAGGTCGGGCGCAGGAATAGCAACACCGCCGTCTATTTCAATCCACGCCATATTTTTCCTCCTTACACTGGAATTGTGCTGGTGGTCATGCGGTAGCCCTGGGCCTGTTCCACCTGCCGCTGATTGCGGTATACCGCGCGACCGTCAAGATTAATCGTCTCATTGATCTGGATCGGCCTGTCCGCTTGCTGTGCCTGTGCGGACACCATAGCGTTGTATACAGCTGTGGCGATGGCCACTGTGATCTGGTCGTTGTTAGCTACCGCTGTCCTGCCGCCGATAGAACCGATCATTTCCGGGTTGCCCGGCTCGTTTGCTACAAACAACTGGCCGGGTGTGGGGAAGCCGCCGGAAGCATACCATTCCACATTCAGCTTCGGTATGGAGGTTGGCAGATTTAAAGCCTTCAAGATGTTGCCAATCCAATCTGGAGCAGGCTGTGTAGACCAGCTAAAATGAGGTAACTTGATCTGCAAATTAATGTTAGAGAAAGCATTTTTTATTGGATTAATTACATTGTTCGTAAACCAGGTGGAAACATTGGTCCAAACGTTTTTAATTCCATTCCAAGCTGACGAAAACGCATCTTTTATAGGATTCGTAACGTTGTTGCTGAACCAAGTACTTACATTACTCCAAACATTTTTAATATCAGACCAGAGACCAGAAAAGAAACCAGATACATTAGTCCAAAGGCCTCTGAAAAAATCAGAAACAGGCGTTATGACGTTGTTATTGAACCATTCCCCCGCTGAACTCCAAGCCTGTTGAGTTTGCTGCCATGCCCAGCTTACGGTTTCAGGTAAAGTTTTGGTGAAAAATTCTCCGAACTTCGTAAAATGTTCTTTTAAATATGAAAAAACCTCGCCCCAGCCTGTTTCTAGCTGTGACCAGGTTTCGCCGAAAAATTTTAAAGTCTGCTCTTTAGCGTCGGCAGCCCATTGACCAAGGTTCAATTTTAAAATGCTATCCTTTACCCCTTGGAACCAATCTGAAATTCCCCAATCTTGTCCGAACAATTTTCCTATTGCATCAATTGACGAGAACAAAATATCCCACGGAAGTGATACCGTACCTAATGTAAAATCTTTTAGGCCGTTAATCATATCTACTATGTCCCATTCGGACAGCCCTGAGAAAAATTCAACCAACCCTAAAAACATGGTTGATAAATCGCCAAAAATTAATGTTAGGTTTCCAAGCTGCAACTCTCCAATAAATGAAGCCGCCTCGCTTAAAAATCCTCCAAAGCTCCCCCATCTGCTGTTTTTGAAGAAGTCATCTAAGCGTTTAAATACACCGTCCACATATTTTAACTGCGGTGCTAATTTCTTCTTCATTTCATCGGCCCATGCACGAACGCCATCTATTATTCCATTGGATTCCGCATTCCACGCGCCGCTATTTGATCCTGCGCCAGCCCCGCCGCCTGAGCCCCCGCCTCCGGAATTTTGCTGTTGGTCAATAATATTCAATTCATCAAATCCCGCCGAAGTTGTGGCTTTCGCTAAATCCTCCAGTGCTCCCGCAGTTCCTACAGCGGCGTCCTGCGTCTGCTGCAACTGCTGTGCCGCTGCGTAAGATTCCTCATAGGTCGTTCCAAAGAGAGACGATATAAAACTAGCAATTGCTTTTGTTGCCTGGGCCAATGCCGACATCAGCGCGTTTAAAATCGGCAAGACAGATTGAATGATAGGCACAAATGCGGCTGTTAGGTTTGTTTTCACCGCGTTTAAGGAATTCATAAATTCGGTATTAGAAGATAAGGCGCTCCAAATCATTTCTTTGAATGACCTAAAAAACGAATATAATACCGACGTGATAAAGGCCGCCTTGATCGCCATTCTGACGCTTTGGCCCAGCCTGTTAAACGTGGACTGAATACGCCCGGAGGTTCTCGATACTACTGATTGCTGATGCTGGGCGGCTTTTTCGATGGCCGCTTTTTGTTTCTCCACCGCCTTCTGCGCTGCCCGTGTTACCCGTTCATACGATGCAATGCGTTTTGCTTCTGTTTGTGAATCCGCAACTTTGATAGCCGCTGCAAGTGAGATTTCCGCTTGCTTACGCTTCAAAATCAGGTTATCATATCGCTCTCCAAGTTTCTGATACGCCTTGTCAGCCAATGTTGCTTTTGCGGCTGCTTGATCTAAAGCATTCGCGTCTTTATAAAAGTTGGACAGCTCATCATATTTTCTTTTAGAGATGGCGTCCATCTTTTCGTCCAACGCCCCCATTGCGACGCGCAACTGTTCAATTCTTGCTTTTGCGGATTCTACTGATCTATTCAGCGGCTGGGTCGGCAGCTTCATATTAGCTATAGCCCGGTTAATTGCTTTTCCCGCTGTATCTCCAACTCTTTTAAAGCTGGACGCCGCTTGTCGGTCCGCCTTTGACGCAAATGCGCCAAGCTGAGACTGGACATTATCTTTTAAATTTAAGGATAGATAAATGCTTCCTACTTCTGCGCTCACTTTTTCTCACCACCCGCTAAAGATGCAAACATGCTTTCTAGCGCAAGCATTTGCCTGTTGTAATCATTGAAATTTACATGTTGAAGCTGCTGTGATCTGAACCTTTTCCAATCTGATTGGATTTTGCGCTGCTCTGGGGAAAAATTTTTAATGCGTTCCCTATCCTTCTCTGAGCGTATCATGACAACGCGGCCCAGCGGCGTATCGTCCATAAGCCCGCTTACCATCTTGATCCAGTCGGAGTATCGTAGATCACCTTGTTCTGACGGCAGCACCCGGTACTGCTTTGCAATGCTTTGTTCAATTAAAACCCGGTCATATTCCAGGTCGTACCAAACTTCATTTTGAATCTCGGTCTTTGCGGTTTTGAAATCGTTTTGATACCTCTTCCGGTTCTTCGCCGCTCATCGCCGCGATTACAGTTTCAAAAAGCCTAAGGTAAGCCGGATACCTCAAATTCATGTCCTCAATTTCCTGAGCGTGTTCTTTACCAAAAACCAAGGTAAAGGTTTCCCGGATCATCTTCGCACTTTCTTTTATACTGTCAGCACCGTTTTCAGAAATAAGCTTCATGGCTTTCTCGGCGGTTTTCTGCCTGTCGTCTAAGGGGTATACTTTATCCCCAATCCTGATTTCAGGGCATTCGGTAAGCAATGCGTTATCGATAGTATATAATTTCATTTCTTATTCCTCCATTTAAAAGAAATAGGCCCCCGGTTACGGGAGCCTACGCCTGTACTTTTTTAAAGTGAGCCTGCAGGGGTATACGTCGGTTTTCCGTCAGACATCAAATCAAACTCCAGAGAATCTACATTCGTGGAATCTCCGCCCCCCGGGGTGGTTACATTGATTACACAGTCAAACTCAAGTTTCGCGCCGCTTGGAAAGGTCCATTCCGCTTTGCTGTTACAGTCTTCTCCGGTTTTCCACGCAAGGCCTGCAACATAATCATTGCCGCTATCTCCAATGTTCCTTTTCCCCGACAAAGAGATAGTAAACATTTTTCCGGTCGTCAGCCTGCGGCCCCAGCCTTCCGTATCCATCGGGGTCCATTCCTCCACGTTGCCGTCCATAGAAACCGAAAAGGTTTCCATTTCCTTTACAACCGCCATAGTGGGAGAATCTCCGCGCCCGCTGGTGCTTATTTTAAATTCATTTTTAAATACCGGCAGCACTCCAGTAGTCGCCATATTATCAAATCCTTTCATAACAAATTTCCATGTTAATTACATACTCAAAAATCCCATACTCGTCTTTCCCTACGGAAACAGGTCCCCGTCCTGGATCAACAGAAACAATGGAAACGTCGCCCATCAAAAAGCCGCAGCTCCCATAGATCAGATCAAAAACGCCCTGTGCTTTCTTCTCCGCCAGATAGGCATTATTTGTCCAATGGATCAGCACTGTAACATTTTTATAATCATATCTAACGTTTTCCGCTCCTCCAAGACAAATACGGGAACTCCCTTTTGTTTTATTGTCGTTATATACTCCAACGAACTTTTCCTTGCTTCCATCAATACCCCCCGCCGCGATACAATCGGAAAGCTCAGGGGCCAAAGCTTTCAACCATGTGACTATGTTTTCAAGATTCACCCATCTACCTCCTTTTTGTATAACTCAGCAAATGTTTCTTGGGCAAAGTCTTTCTTTTCTCCATTGATCCACGGCTCAAGCCATTTGCCTCCAGCATTGTGATTGTTAACAATTTGAAAGTTATATTCCGGGTGATAATACAGCCTGCGGACCTGCACGGAACCAGTAATCAGCCTAGATTCGATTTCATGATCGTGAACGGACGTTTCTGTGAAGGTATCATTATTCTGCATATTGCCGTTGTCATAGGGCATTACCTCTGCGGTTCTGACTTCAGTTTGCAGGGCGTCGATGGTTTGCTCCATTGTGCGGACAGCGGCGGAATTTAATCTCATAATTTCCCGTGCGTTTAGCTTCAAGCTCATTACATCAACTCCAGTTGCGTGAAGTTTACTGTTCCGTCTGGGTTTCTGGCGCGGGAAGAAGAATAAATTCTGCGAGTAACCTTGCCAGTATCAATCACAGCTTCCCCGGAAATATCGGAACCAGGCGCTATATCTCCGTTAAACAGCGCCGTTGCCTGGAGCTGAACTAATCGGCGCTCTTCGTTAAGCACCTGCTTTGATTTTTCGGAATAGTTGCAATTTCCCTCAAATAAAATGGTTTTCTTAGGGCTCCCGTCTTCGTTAATCCCATCTTCAAACTGTATCGTTATGGGTGTCATACAAACTGAATCTGGTACAAGCTCAGGCCATTTCATTAGTACACCCCCCGATAGGTAAGGCCGGTTTGATTTAATACGCCGGCCACATCTTGGGAGGTATAAACCCCGTTGCTTTTCGTCAATACGCTTTTATCCCAGTTCATAGATACTCCATTGATGGAGTAAGAAGAAAGGGGATTGCTCAGCAGATCGGAATACTGACTTCTAAAATCGACCTGCCGGGCAATCGCCAGCTTAACTTTCTCCTGCTGAAATGTACTGAGCGTATTGAAACCACGTGCGTAAATCCGCCCATAGGTCATGATGTTAACGTCTTCTTCCGCCTCTTTAATCGCTTTTTCGATTGCGTCATCGGAGGGAAGATTTTCCCGCTGGCTCATGGCCTTATATTCCTCTACGCTCAACATCATTTGTCACTCCTCCTTACGGGTGCGTTTCCTCACCGGCTTTTCCTCTTTCGCTTGGATAAAGGAAGGATTTTGCAGATATCCTATAGCAATTTCATCAGAGGCTTCCAATATAACGCCAGTTTCCTTATTGACAATCTTCATAATGTTCTCCCGATTAAGCGGTAGTAGTCCACTTAAAGATTAAGTCAGGGGTAAGGGCTTTTGTTCCGTAATCGTAAAACAGGCTTACTGCGTAATCATTGGAAAGGGGAATTTTTTCCGGATTGCTATACTGATCCACAACAACAGGCTGCGCTACCGCGCCGCGAATCATCAAAATCCCGTTGGTTGTTGTGGTTTTTTGGCTAGGCTCCTCTCCGGAAACCGTTACCGGCAGTCTAGTGCAGCTGTACACCCGCACACCGTGATACATACCGAACTCCTCGCCGGCAGTATCCACATTAGGATTGCTTTGAGTATCCAGGAAAGTCCGCAGCTTGCCGTACTGAGCCGGGGACAATACTAAATCCATCATGTCCCTGTCTACGCCGTCAGTATAGTCGTTTTTAACGACCTCCAGCGTCTGGATCATGCTTTCCACAATATCCTGGATATCGGTAACGCCGCTAGCCGGAGTGAAAGCCGTTCCAGAAGTGCTTGCCTCGGAAAAAAATGCACGATCCAAATCAGCCGCCATTGTCAATACATGATTATCCGCCCGGCGCTGCATAATTCCGGCCACTCCGAAAGTATCAAGGTCGAACTTAGCAACCTCTTCTACAATTTCTTTGTGGGTATTTAAATTTACAGTAGTGGGCGGTGCTGTAATTTTGTCGCCTTTGGTTGCGGTTCTCGCGGTGCCGTAGGTCTTTGCTGCACTGTTTACAAAACGCTTGAATTCCACAGAGCCTGCGGCGGGGTTACCGGTATATTGTTGGGACTTTAACGCCGTGGATAACGTGGATTTTTGTACGTTCTCAATTACCAGTCCATAAATTTCCGCCAGCGTTGCCGGGGTGCTCGTTCCCGCAAGCAGACTAATCGCATTTGTTCTAGCCATAAAATAAATCTTCCTTTCATTTTAAAAAATTACTTTTCCGGAGATCGCGGGGTTCTTTTTTGGATTTCCTTCCGAGCCTTCCGCGTCCGCTCCGACTTTGATTGCTGTTTTTTGCTTTTCCGTGTTTTTCCAGGACGGGTGTCTCTTCAATACGGCCTTGAGTGCTTCTCGGATCGTATCTTCGTCCACCTCATCGCCGCTCTTTTCGACTTCCCGGACAGCAAGATATACGGCATCTTCTACAGCATCGGTTCTTACACCACTCTTGAAAGCTTCTATCTGCGCTTTTGCTTCCATTAATTCTTTCTGGTAAGCATCATTCGCGGGTGCTTCCTGCGGCGCAGTCGGCTGCACTGGCGCATCTTGGGGCTGCTGCACCTGTTTGTTCCATTTCCTATGCTCTCTCTTAATTCGTCCCTCAATGAGCGCGTCAAGTTCTTCCTGCGTTTTCGGCAAATTGGAGGCAGAATCCTGTTCTTCCCGCTTATCGTCCTTTTGCTCTTCTTCCTGGGTCTGGACATTGGTTTCCTGTTCCATTTCTTTCATGCGTAATCCGCTCCTTTTATAGCCTGTCGGCCTTGATTTCCTTGCAGAGTTTTTTGCCGTGCAGCATGTTTTGGGCATGAAAAAGGCAGCCCGAAAGCTGCTTCATCAAACAATATTAGATTTATTCGCCGTTGTAGTGGCACCTACCGTTATTAAAAGCACCGCAATTCTCACGGACGCATTCCATGTATTTAAAATATTCGTTGGTCCTTGTGGTGCCCGTAGGCAATTGATTTTCGTTTTCCTCGCTGTATTCCTGCGTCCATTGCTGTACGGTAATATGGACTTTAACGTTATATGGACATATCATGGTTACCTCCTGATTTTAAGTATAAAAATACCACCCTGCCATTCGGAGAGTGGTATAAGCAATTATTTTTCTGTTTTATTTGGAACAAATTGTATTCCGTGATCTCCAATGTAAGGCTTTTTGTGGGATACTCTTTCCAGCCATATATCAGGCGGAATTCCTTTTAGGAAAGCGGAGCAAACAGGGGCTCCACCGTCAAAGCCATTGTAATGCTTACATCTTATTGCGCACAGATTGAACATTTTCATTTGGTATGGGTTGGCATCAATTATGATGGAACCGTCCTTTTCTTCTTCAAGCCAATTATAATTCCTGTAATCTATTTCTTCCAAGGGATCAACTCCATTTCTAGGCCAAGCCTTCTCGTAATTCTCCGCATAATTATCCTTTGAATTAGAAAGTGGTTATGAAGAATATTGGTCTAAGATAGCTTTATACATGCGCGCTGTCAATTGGTCTTCTGGGGGATTTCCGTCGAGCGTTTCGCACTCATCATCATAATTGGGGTCAATTGGGTGTTCCTTTAAGAAAGTTTCCATCTTTTTAAGTTCCTGCAACGTAATATTTGATGCCACACTTTTCATGCCCCTTCAAAAAAGTCTTGGATATATTCAAAATATTTTTATAAAAAATTTAATTGTTTGATGATACTACTTTTTTTGGAACCGATATCCTTTCCCACAATCCGTTTCTGGATTTTTCATTACCTGGCGGATATGTTCTGGGTTTATACCGTCTGGGTATGCCGCGCAAACAGCATCATTTTTTATTCGATAGACGCAACTGTTACAGGGAATATTCTGCATATAATTGGTGTCGGAAGGCTCAGAACACCGCGCCTTAAATTTATCCGCATCAGATAATTCTCCATATCTTCGTATTCTATCTTCTTTTGATAAATGGCAAAATTCCTTAAAACTTAAATTTCCTTCAGCCATATCGAATTGCCCTCCTTCCTTTCAACAAAAAACATCGTGCCGCGGCGAAATAAAATCTCTTGTTCTAATGGATTATAGATTCTCATATCTCTGCCGTGTTTGCTTTGAATAATCATTTGTATCTCCATAGTTTCATCATAGACCTCCGTGCTAGACGATACGTATTGCCGTTCTACCACGAAATTTCCAGGCGTATATCGGTTCCAAAACAAAGATATATCTTCAATCATATCCGCGCTTATCGATCGATATACTTTTCCTTGGTAAACCGGAAGTTTTACTATTGCAAGGTCCAAAGCGCGAACAACCTCGCGCTGCCTGTCCGTCAATAAGGAATCTTGGCGTAACGCATTGTTTAAAGCATAGCTTACGCCTGATCTTTTATATTGATCTATCGCATAAATGTCTTCCGCGCTTAGTGTATCACTCGAAGCGTTCATCGTCAATCCAGAGGCATATCTTTTCTTTGCTTGTTCTATAAAAAACTCAGCCGTGTTGTTGCTTTCGGGTTTGTCGTATATCTTTTCCCTCCAATAATCCCGGCGTAAAGCATCGCTGTGGTTATTAATAAATTCTCTAAGCTTTGTTTGCGCCGCTTTTCTTTTTTGGGAATATCTTTTTCTATCTTCCGGAAATATGGAACCTGTCTCCAGGCGTTTCCACTTTCGTATCTCCCTTTCCATTGCCCGCTGTTTCTGTTCCAGCCTGGCATTTTTTCGTATTGCCTCTTTATCCATCGGTTTTGGCAAGATACTGATTCCCTCATACCACGTTGATAGGGTGTGCCGACAGTTAGGGTGGAAGAGCCCATTTTTTACGGCTACCGAAAGAAGCGGATACAAGCCCCCGTTCCTGCTTTTCCCTAGATCACCGTTTCTTTCCCATTTCCATTCGCCCCATACATCGTCGATGTATACCTTACCTTGCCACGGCAGGCAGGTCTCGGAACAGGCTCCGTATTGGGATACCAGAACAGTATCAATTCCTAGTTCAGCTCTCTTTTTAGCTTCTCCCTGTAAGTAGGAACGCATAGAGGCCGTTCTAAGCGCCATCTGAACATAATCCGCGATGTTTACCCGTTTGCCGTCCTTGTACTCAATGCAGTTTATGCCTTTGCTCAGAAAATCCTCCGTTGCCATGTCAATTGCCTTGGGAAGATTTACAGCGCCGATTGACATCGCTACATTGGCCTTATGTACAGTTTGTCTATACACATCGTCCATTAATCTGAGCGCCGCTGTTTCCGCCCTTTTCTCCGTGTGCTGAATATCATGTATTAGGCTTTGGAGCTTTCGGTCATTCACGCCAAAAAAACTGCGCTCCGTAATATCACGGCTGGCTGGCAGAAAGTAATGCCCGGCTGTACGATGGGTTTCTACCTCCTGGTTTATCCTCTCTATTCCTTCGGCATATTGATCCCGCAACATAGCTTCCGTTTCTTGATCGATTATCGAGACGTATTTACCGATAATGCCCTGGTTTTCTCGCCGAAAGGATTCTAAATTTTGTATTTTTTCTTCCTGCCAGGCCGGCCACCGAAAGCCCTCTTTTTCTTCCCATGCTTTATGGGCGGTTAAATTCCGTTGAAGCGAGGAAATCAGTTCAAGCTCAATTTGTACGAATAAATCCGACAGCTCACGCCAAGTCAATCAGCTCACCTCCCACTGAAGGAGGCTCCTCTTCTACTTCAATTCCGCGCACATTTTTAATTCTCAGTACTTCTTCCTTTTTCCAATCCTCATCTTTTGAAGCGCCCCACAACTCCTCAACCTGGCTTTCTATACTCATAATCGACGCGGCAGCCGCCTTCCCGATGGATTCAATTCTCGAATTAAAATCTGGCGCCCCATATTCCCCAAAACTCACTGTAGGGTTATAAGCTTTTGTCGGCAGATTGTGCATATTATCATAGGTTGTTAGTATCGCGGACACCAACACCGGAAGCACTTTTTCTAAAGTACCTGTTATAATATTTCTTGTATAACCGGTTACGTCCTTCTTTTCTCTTTGCGCTTCTCCCGACGCGGTTTTGCTTACGTCAATTCCCAACGTGGCGGGAGAAATAATTCCTTGCAGGCACATGTCAAGCATCGCTGTATAGGTAGATAAATAGGCCTCGTATCTTATCTCCGGTTGAATGGTCTCTATCTTGTCATTAGACTTGGAACCGTCGTCTCCTTCCACGGCTACAAAGTTTGTTCCAAATGAATTGACAGCGCCCAGATCACCGTTAATTGGATTTCTGGGAATCATGGTTTCCGGTATGTATTTCTGTACTCTGCCAGCTCGCACGGCGTCAATCCATTGGCTAATTGTCTCGTCGAAGGCATCAAACACCCCTGTTTTCCCATCATAAATTGATTTTCCTCGTCCCGGAAACCTCGGATTTTTATAAATCACCAACGGGACAGCCAAAAGATAATCCCCTAAAATCACAGTAGGCTTTAAATTCTCCAATTCCTTCACCGTTGACAAAGCAATCTCTTTGCTCTTTTCAAACAAGGCATAAGATACGTATGCGCATTTTTCGCCGTCTGAATCCTTTGTTTTTGCGTACCGCTCTCTAAGCTGGTATTCACTTTTTTCCGAATGAATCTTAGTCCAAAAATCAATGCCATACACGTATCCGTGTTTTGTTAAAAAGTCCACCCGATCAGCAGGATAAAACTCTACGAGCGGATATGGCGATACGTCTGTGTCAATTGAAATTTTAAACGCGCCGTCGTTAGAACTTAATGCGTCTTTTACCGCTTGCCCGACTAAATCATCAAAACCTATTTTGGAAGATATTTCATTCCATTTGGTTTTGGCCTCTTCATCATCTTCAAATTCAACTTCATTTAAGTCCGACTTTACGATATAAGCGAGAGTGTCAACAATCATAGCCGGAAGTCCGCTGTGTATCTTTCTAATATTTTCGGTTTCCGGCACTGCCGCCCAAAATCTTGAGCTTTCACCGTAACCGACACCGATTTGCTTATACAATTGTTCCAGCTCATAAGCGTCTCCGCGATACCATATCTTGTTTCTAATTACTTCCGTTTCAAAGCTTAAAGGCTCGTTGATCGTAATAGCCCTATCATCTGCCGGTATAATATCCAACCAATTTCTAATCATTTCTTTAAACCACCCCATTTTTATCCCCGCTTTCATGATCTATGTAATCTTTTCTTCAAGACAGTATTTACAAAATACCGGATATCGTCCATCGCGTGATCGTTTTCTTTGATAGGCTTATCGGATTCTCCCTTTTCGTCCCAAGAATAGCTTCCAAATTCCCGGATAGCGTCTTTACACGAGGAAGAAAATTTTAACCGTCCTGTATTCAATGCCGTAGCCACATTACGTATACCTTCCAATACGTCATTGTTCGCGTGGTGTACCCTAAACCGTCCGTGCCGCTTGATGCAGGTAATAAAAGAAGATGCTGACGGGTCTATAATAATCCGCTCAATGTATTTGTCACCTACAAATCTTTCCAGATCCGTATAATACTCCTCATCTGTTTTGGGCAGTGCATTTTTTCTTCCGGAATAGTAGTACTCTTTTTCTCTGTAGGCGATTCCTTCAGGCGTTACCAGCCACAAGCCGGCAGAAAATGGATTATAGGTGCCATAGTCGATACTGACATAATATTCTCCATTGTCTGGAAAGAAATCTGTTACGTGTTTATCCTTCCGAAACATGGGATAAATCAGTCCCTCGGCCAAAGCCCAGCGGCCTAAAATAAAACGGTCGTAGTAAACAGTCCCGGCGTATTCCTGTTTCAAGGCTTCCACAAAGGACGGTTCCAGAAACGGGTTATCATCAATGGTAAACAGCATCTGGTAAATATCCGCGCCGCTGTCTAAAAAGCCTTTGAACCAATGTCCGGGGTTATCTGGGTTACACGTACCGTCAAAGCAGGCTCCTGGTTTATCTAAACGGGATTTCAGCATTTGAAACACGTTTTCTGACCAAGTTGTAACCTCGTCGCCATAACAATAGGCCAGGCCAGCGCCTTGTAGCTTGCTTACCTGGTTCACCTTGTCAGCGCCCAGCGCATAACACTCCCGTCCGAATAGGGTAACCTTGTTGTCGCTTCCAATGTTGCCAACAAGGCCGGAAGTCCAAATTTGCCGCATTGGTTCCAAAATATTTCTTTCCAAAGTGCCCTTTGTGTTTCCAAGAAGAAGGATCAATCCATCATCAGAAGCGTGCCGAATCCTCCAAGGAATCTTATAGTAATCCAGATACGTTTTGCCGGAACGCGTAGCCCCTAAAGAAATGTTCCAGCGGTGAAACTTTTGAATCGTATTCTTCCAAACTTCTTTTTGCTTCTTAGAAAACTTAAGCGTCTCCATCTTTCATTCCCTCGTCCAAAGCTTTTATCACCGCGTCTAATTTATCCAAAGCCGTCATGTCCTGCGGTTTATCTTCTCCAATAATGCTTCTCATTTCTTTTGCTGCCGATACGTCACCGGCTTGCGCGGCCTGCATCAGTCCAAACACCAGTAGCATTTTATTATCACAGCCTTCAGGAGGCACCCCAGCACGGGCCATCTTATTAAATGTTCTACCGTCATGCACAGGCAGGGAAAGAAGAAATTCCGCATACTCTTTTAAAGTTTTCCGTGCTCTTCTTACTTCTCCACTAGCCTTGCCGCCCTTTGACTGAATTTTTCTTTGTTCTTCCTTTGTACGTTTATTCAAAGGAACTAAATTTTTTTCATTCGCCATACCACCACCGCTTTACAAATTTAATTTAACGATTGCATTTCTGAGGATTTCAAGTTCATTAGCCCTCCTGGTCCTGCCCTGGGGCTGTCCTAAAATATTGGCTATGCGGTTCTGTAAGGCCCGCTTTAACTCATTTGGATATTGACACTTGGGCAAGGCACAAACATGCACTCCCGCCGTCTTGTAGCCGTCGAAAACACACTTCCCATCTCGTGGGCAGTACATAAAAATCACTTCCTGTTTTTGGGTATCAAAAAAGCCCTCTGCGATTAGCAAAAGGGCTGAAAAATGTTCAAAACTGACACGCATCTTAACATCTCTCTAGGTATGTTGGCGGCGTGTCTGCCGTCCTCTCATTGTGGACTATCCGGCGTTGCTCTCCGTCGTGTCACAGTTGCTATCGGTCTGTATTCCGTCCGGCTGTCGGAGGGGAGCTACCCCGCTTATAAGGCGTCAAACTACTATCGATTCCCGGATAGGCGGGAGGAATTTGTAAGACGACTGTTAAACAATACAGGTATTATATAACAACCGTCGTATCTCGGCTGTTAGGAAGTGATGTAAGATGTATCTTTCACTCTTCCACAATATCAATTATATACTATAAAATCAGGAAAAGGTGCCATTTTTAAATTTCGTATAAATTTTTTGCGAGACGGAACAGAAATTGCTTGCGGTATCGCTTCATAGTGCGTTCAGACATCGCTTTCCCGTTGCTCATTGGTATGTATATTTGCCACATCTGCATTCCTTCAAGAAGATTCTTTTTAACAAATTCGCGTTCTTTATCACTTTGGCACTCTGACCAAGCTTTTTCTACCGCTTTTATTCTTCGCTCGTTTTCTTGCTTTCTGGCGATTAGTCGTTCCGCTTTCTGCGCGGTTGGGTTTCCAGGTTCTAATCCTCTAGGTAATCCGTCAGGAGGATTGCCGCCGGCTAAAATAATTTCCTCATCTATCTCACTTCGGCGGCGCAACATACGATAATATGCTTTAGCTATAGAAACACATCTGGTGTAAATATCTGGTTCCAGCTTCAAACTTTCGACCTCCTGACAGTCTTTTTGTCACACTTCTCCGGCGGACAGCCTCTAGGCTTTCCGGTATCCAGCATATAATTACAGTATTTTATAAGCCCATAGCCACGGGTAGATAACGGACGATGATAGACGCACCCCTCACAGCTTTTCCTGGTCATGGCGTAAAGCGTCTTTGCAGTAGAAATCGTCTGGCTTATCAGTAATCCAGAAAACAGCGTTTCCTGTCACGTCGCTAGTAAAACGAGAAAACGGGCACTCCTGTTTGTTTCTATGTACACAGTCCTTGCAAGTGGTATGTGGCTTGGGCGGGTCTTTGCTTGTCGCAAGAACGGAACAAAGCAGAAAGCCTAACGGTGCGCCTAAAAAATAACCTAAAAGTAATAATTGCCAGCCTGCCATATTAATTCTCCTTTCCGTTTCTAAATCCAAATTCATAAGCCTGTGCAATTCCAATAGACCATATCAGCTTCATGATAAAATTAATCCAAGTGTTTTGCGTGTTTCCATTAACAACGGTTTGGAAAAGATCACATAAGGCGCAGGCGGTAATGATAAGCCATACCACACAAAGCCTGTTTTTTGTGAAGCGGGCCGGCTCCTTCATGATTTTTTTACCTCCGGTTGTATGTTGCGCAAGAATATTTCAGCGAATTTGATATCTTTATCGCTCATTAAATTCGCCATTTCCTTGATTTCGATAAACTTACTGAAAACCATTAGCCATTTTTCACAAGGATTCAGGCTCATAAATACTCTTTTTTCAATCCCGGTCATTCTTCAATGTCTCCGTTCTCTATGTTACGGATCCAACGATAAAATTTCCCATAGCATTCAAAGCATAAGTCATAACTCGATTCACCGTAATCATACGGCCCTATACCACAGATTAAGCGATCAATGAGTTTAATTTTTCCGGATTTCAATTTGTGCTTCGGATAGGATCCTTCAATTTGTTTTCCGCATTTATCGCATAACAAAATACGCTGTTCACTCATGATTTTCCTCTTTTCTTAACTTCTCAATCATTTCAGACAGTTTCATAACGTCCGGGTGAGATTCAGGCTTCCCGGAATTTAATTCGCACCGTCTCAGCCGTTCAAATTTTTCTATCAGGAGTTTGGGATCTCTCTTTTGCTTTTTAAATTCTTCTTCGCTTATGATAATTGGAGAGTGCAGGAAATAATGTTCTTTATTCATTTGATTCCTTCCTCTCACCGTAGCTGCAAAAATCATCACTTGCAACCCATTGTGTACACCCATCTCTACAAATGTTTCGACACTCATACATTGGTTCTCTATCATCAACTTTATGTGACCAGTTACAATCCTTACATCTGACCACAGGGACAGCGTTGTTTGAATGCAGTTTCATTAATTCCGATACTGGTGTATACTCCTCACAGCCGAAACAGCCAATAGCAAGAACTCCATTAACGATATCAATATCAAGAGCATCGCCACACTCAGGGCAAAAGGTTCCATCTCTGGCAGCTAATCCTCCGTTAACCGCGTTTAGGATTTCCTTTATTTTTTCCGGTTCAAGGCCCGTGTCCTCATAAGCCTTTAAACGTTCCCAAACTTTACGCTGAGAACAGTATCCGTCCTCGCAGAAGCTGCCTCCCGGCGTCTCCCGGCACATTGCTATATCGCAAAAATTCCCTTCAAACGTTAATCTATTCATTTTTCTCCTCCTGAACGCCGCGCCATTGCCAATTATTATCGCTGTTATATTCGCACCCAATACAAATATCACGATTATAATGGTCGCTATAATAACACGCTTCACATGTAAAGCCACTGCGTTTCCGTAGAG